CCCAACTGATACGCATGATCTTGGCATTGCTTCACCTGATCATAAACCGCCTCTTCAATAATGCCAGTCGACCGATGCCAAACACTTTGAATCTCTCGCTCATCATCTAAATTCTGCATAATAAATACCCAATAAACTCAAATAATATTCACAGAATCATTCTCAACAAACTGCGCTCTACCATAATGAATCTTCCCGCACTTCGCACATTGATAGCGCCCACGCTTTCTTTGATTAATCATTGTCGATCTTCCCGACAATCGGGCCTTCGTCAACACAACATTATTCAAAAATCATATTGATGCCGTTTACAATTATTTTCGTCTTCCACAAATATCTCCTCAAACCCAAAAATTTATGTTGTCGACAACAATAATTCACGTTGTCAACAACGCGAAACCTATCCCTTAAACTTCCAAACCCGAATCGACCGCCCCTCCAGCCGCGACCGAATCACCTCATTCCCCAAATACTGCCGCTTCCTGCTAGTCGGCAACCACCGCCTAAGCTCCTTGCTGTCTATCGTCTCCAATTTCCTTTCCGCGCACTGGGCGCGAAAATGCTCCAAATTCACGCAAATCACCGCCTCAGGATCACTAGCGTGATTCATCACATGCCGGCTGGACAGCAAATCAGGCGCCTCATCAACCGAAGGCGGCATAATCTTGCTATTCAGATAATCGAACAACGCCCAAAACTGCTGAACAATCGGATGATCCTCCTGCAACGATTCCTGCCGCGCCTCCGCCATCGCCACCAATGCCGCCTGCGTCTTCAACAACATCGCATCCCCCACCGGCAACACCAATTTCAAACAATCCGCAAACGCCATCACCTTGGCGTGATTCTCCACAATCCGTTGCAACTTGATCTTCTCGTTACGCTGCAACGCTACCCTGTATTTTTTAAACGCCTCATCGAACGTCTTCAACACCACATCCGCCTTACTCACCGCATGCAGCAAAAACCCGCTCACGTCCTCCACATTCAGCATATTCAGCCGGTCACTCGCGTACTTTCCCTCCAACGAATGGTGCGACCGATCAAACAGCAAATGCATAATCCGCGTCATAATCGCCTCGGACGCCACCACCGACACATTCTGCACAATCATCAGCCCGCTCTTAAACGTCGGCTTTTTCGTCGTATTGTCCTGGCTCTTAACCCCAGTCACCCGCCCAAACTCCCCATCAAACAGGTCCTTCTGTTCGTCCCAGTTAAACCGCTTCTGATGCCGGTCATCCAATTGCTCGTTATCAGTCTCGTTAAAAACCACCGGCAGATTCGACACCTCCGCCATCTTCCGCGTCCGCCCGGCCATAGTGGAAGAATTCGGATTAAACGACTCCCCCTCCCGCCCCAGCAATTTCCACAAAAAATCGACCATATCCGACTTACCCGAACCCGCTTCCCCCACCACCTCAATAAACGGATAACTCCGGTATTGCTGCCGCACCTGCTCCACAAACAAACACCCAAACCACCAGGCCAACGCCACCATGCCGCCTACCCCGAACGCCGTCTGATAATCCCCCAACCAATCCACCGCCGCCTTGGTCGTCAACCGCTGCTTAATATCCACAGCCGTTTTAATCCCGGATTGCTTCAACTGAAAGAACGACTCCTTATTGATCTTGATCACCTTGCCGTCTTGCACCGCATAATCAGCGTAAACATAAGCCTTGCTAGCCCGGTCATACCCCACAAAATCCAGCGTAGTAATAATCTTCGGCACCCGCCCCATCCACTGCTTATACATATAATCCAGGTCCGACGTAGACCCGGTAAACTGAGCCCCCGGCGCCTTATGCATCGCCCCCTTCTTAAAATCCCCAGCCGCCCCGAAAATCTTTCCAAAAAAAGGCAGCTGCACTTCAGGCGCATGATTCTCAAACGCGAACCGAAAAAAATACTGACCATCCTCCCCATTATCCGGCTGCTGAAAATACAAAAAGTCCATCCGAAACGTCGCAATTGGTTTGATTTTTGTGGCAAAGGTAAAAGCCCTATCTTCGGCATCCAGCGGATCAACTTCATGGGCGAGCTTTACCGCCTTATCGAACTCGGTAGGATCGACCTTGAAGGAATAAGTCGAATTGCCGAACGTAAACACAAAATAAGTCTTTTTCCGGTTATGGTTCCACATGATTTTTGCCCGCTCGATGTAGCTTCTCGCCAGCTCCAGCCGGCCAAAATAGCGGTAATTCTGCATATCGTCAGCGGTTAGCTTCCGCGCCTTATGCAAATCATTCCAGTCTTCCTTAGTCTCCGTCTCGGACGAAATTACCGCCCGCACCGTCTCCCCAATTTCCCGCAATTTAGCCGCATGTTTTTGCAAATACCGCCGCCCGCTGGCATCGTTATCCAGGGCAAACGTCCACTTCACCCCCATCCCCAAAAACGGCTTAATCGATTCGCTCGGAAACGTCCCGCTACTCATGATCGCAACGGCCTTATACCCGTTCAGGTATAAAGCAATCGCATCAAGAATTCCCTCGCACAAAAACACCCGCTCCTCAGCCTCAATCGTAAACCCCGGCGGCGCCCACCAAAGCCCCCGAAACACCCCCTTAAAATTCTTATTCCGCGTCTCTTTCGAACCGTCATCAGGATCGGTAATGGTCACGTCATCAATCAACCGCTCCCACATCACCTCCCGTTTTTCGTCCAAAAAGAACCGCACCGACGCCGTCCCCTTATCCCCATGCGGATGCCAATACTTACCCTGCTCGTACCACCCCTCAATTTTCGCCAAATCGAATCCGCGGATCATCGCAAGATACGCCTCAGCCGTCTGATTCGGCCGATCCACCGTCGCCGGGTATTTTTTATTTAGGTTTTCGAACAGATCGGGAAACAGGTCTTTCGAAGTCGCCGCAAAATTACAATTATTCGTCCGATTGCATTGCACCATCCCCGGCGTCGCCAGCCACGTCCAAAGCGTTTTTTTATCGCAAGCCGGACACTTCCCATCCCGCAAATGCTCGCCCTTAACCTTCATCCCGAACGAATGAATCAACCGCTCAACAATCTTCGGATTCAGCTGCTGAATCATGCCGCCGCCCGCGCCGCATCAACCTCGGGATAAGCGTAATTGGCCCGCACTAAGGCCTCCATCATCACCGGCGGCACCGAATTCCCGCACAACCGCACCTGCACGGTCTTCGTAAATTTCCGCCCATCATGCCCATGTGTAATATCGTACTCAGCCGGGAAACCCTGAGCCCGGAACAACTCCGCCGGCTGCAACATCCGCAACCCAATATCCACAATCACATACGGCACCCCGGCAATCGATACCGTCACCAGCGCCAACCGGTCCTTGGTCGTAATCGTCGCCATCGGATCGCCGACGGCCCCATGCTGCCCGCCCTCCGAGTAATAGCGCATCAAAAACGCCGCCACCCGCAACGCCCCGGCCTCGTTTTCCGCCGACAAGGTACATTCGACCAGGCCCAAGCGGTTTTCCGTCGTAATCGTAGCCGCCGGATCGTCCATGCCCCGGCACCGATTAGAATCATCGCCGTAATAACTCGACACAAACGCCGAAACCAGCGCAGTTTTCCCGCCGCCGTTCGTCATCACCGTCGGCGCCGGCTCATCCACCGCTTGCCCCACGCTCTGCCCAAACTGCCGTGCTAAAAAGGCGCTCACAACGGCATGATGCTCGCCCTGTGCGCTCACCGTCCGCAACGGATCCTCAATGTCCCGGCCATCGCAGTTATTTCGCAATTGCGCCAAATGCGCAGCCACCAACTGCTGTTGGCTGCCGGTATTGGTCACGGTCGTCATCGGCTCCCGTGCATCGCGCCCAGGCGTATCGTTAAAGCCGCCGTTCATTTGCGCCAAATACGCCGAAGCCAACGAAAAGCCGCCGCCGCTGGAAACAACCGTCCCGAGCGGATACTCAACATCCATTGACCCAACCCCGCGCCGCTGCGTACTGCCCGGTTTACCCTCGCCATGCCCGGCCTGCACCACAATCGGCGCAAGACAGGCAGACGAAACGCCTAAACCGCCGCTCCCGGTAATTGTCCTGGCCGGTTCATCGACTCCCCAGGCAGCGGGCCCTCTACCAGTTGATTTAGTATTAGCGGTACTCACCAGCACCGGCGCAACCAACCCCAACGCATGCGGAGAACCCGCCGGCCTGGCCGCGTCCCCGCCGGCCGTAATCGTCGGCAATGGCTCATCAATCGCACAGCCGGCGCTATCGCCGCGAAACTTAGCCACCACCGGCGCGGCCAACATCATTTCCCCCCTGTGCGCCGCCGTGACCGTCCGCAATGGCTCGTTAATATCGTTTACCCGCTCGCCACCCTGATGCGTAGCGGAAACAATAAACGCCTCAGCCGCATCCAGCACATACCGCTTAAGCCCCTTGGCAATCCGCCGCATGGTCGCATCAGCCAGCGGCTTTTTACGCGTAAAAATACTCTGGCAAGGCAAACTAAAATCGATACACCCCGCCGCCGCCCGCCACTTTGCCTGTCCAACCGCCGGCGCCTTAAAATGCGACGCCGCCGGCCATTCAATTGCCTCACCATCCCGCCGCGCAATCATAAACAACCGTTCCCGCGTCGTCGGCGCGCCGAAATCCGCCGCGCACAACGTCCGCCACTCCACCACATACCCCAACGACTCCAACGCCGCCACATACCGCCGCCAAGTCTGCCCGGACCGCCGCGCATCCGGCACCAAAAACTGTTCCCGCACCGCCACCCGCTCACCAGGATCCGCAACCGACCCATCCAACTTGACCACCCGCCCGGAAACCTTGCAACGCTTAGCCACCAGCGGCCCCCATTTCAGAATCTGCGTCACATTCTCCAGCGAAATTACATCCGGCAAAACCTGCCCCGCCCAGCGATACCCCACCCAAGCCAAGCCCCGCAACCGCTTACTCCTCGGCTGCCCGCCGGCCGCCTGCGAATGATGAGTACAATCCGGCGAAAGGTGCAGCCAACCCACCGGCCGCCCCTGCGTAGCACCGCGCGGACACACTTCATACACATCGGCAATAAAATGCCGCGTCTGCGGATGATTCCGCCGATGCATCGACAGCGCATCGTCGCTATGATTAATCGCAATATCAGGATGCCGCCCCGTCGCAAAATAAATCCCAGTACTAACCCCACCGCCGCCGGCAAAAATGTCGACAATCAATTTTTTGTTCATGCGGCCGCCTGTGCTTTCCATGCTTCATGAGCCGCCTGTAATTCACTGGCAAGAATCTCGATCAAAAAAACATCAGGTTTTCTCGATGTCTTAAAGTAAACAAAACCATCGAACTCAAAAAACGAAAAACTGCCGCCAAGAAAAAAATCGGACCAACACAGTCCAATCAATTTTAAAATCGGCGTCATATCAACCTTGCGTTTCGGAATAGCTGCATACCATTCCTCAACTAATTTCTGTTGTTCCGCTTTATCCTTAGTCTTAAACTTCGTTGCAGGCCTTGGCCGCTGTATTCGGTTTTCATCAGGTTTCGTCCAGCGAAAAATATCTTTTTGTTCCTTGAAAACCAATCCGCCGAAACTGAAATCAGGAAAAGAAGTTCGGTACATCACCAAATCAGAACCGAATTTTTTAGCAAATACATTGGATTCATCAGTTAACAACTGACGCTCTGTAAAATAATGATTAACAGCGGCAACCACATCCGCCCGATCCGTTTTAAAATAATTAACTTCTGCCACGTCTTTTCTCCTCAAAATAAGCCCTACCGGCCTCAATATATTTATCTGCCTGCACCTGGGTAAACCGCAGCGTCGCTCCAAAACTAGCCCGCAACGCGCTAATATTAGGATCGGTGGAAAGCATCTGTGCCAAGGCCGGATCAAGCAACTTAATCCCAGCCCAAAGCTCCTGCCGATTCAACTCCGGCAACCGCTCCGGCGTCACCCACTGCATCACCGGCCGGCGATTCATCCCACCAACCAAAGCTGATACAAACAAAACCCAATAATACCCAGCAACCCCACCACCGACGCCGACAACTCCCACACCACCAGCCGCCCAAACCGCAACTGCGACCGCTGCCACTCGATATGCTCCCGTTGCGAATTGATCTTACTCACCAAATACTCAGCGTAACTGTCATGTTTCACATTTTCCTGAATGCTAGCCATGAAACACCCCACATTCATTTCCAGATAACAAAACCAAACGTGCCACATCCATCGAAATGCATTGATGCGTTTTTTCGTTCGAAATAACCAAAACATTCAGGGTGCTATGGTGAAAATCGATATACCAAGGAATCGGTCCATATTCATGCAATAACAGCGCTTCCATCGCTGCATTCCTCAACCGCACCCAGGTAAAAACATCGTCCTCAAACGACATCAAAGACACAACGCACAAATCAATCAATTTACAACGCTTATCCGGCAACAACTCAGGCGCATTCGCCCGAATAAATTCAGCCGCCCGCTGCCGAATTGCTATTGATTTATCGATAACGTCTTGCATTTCCATACTCATCTCCTCAAGTTTCCCGCTGAAATCGCGGCGTATTATGCTTAGTGTGATGCCGGGTAATCGGCGGCCTCGGATGCATCGGCGGCCGGCGCAAATCCATATCGAAATCATCCACCGACACCCCGCTCACCATCATCGCCAGCAACCAACATTTAATCGAAATATCCACCATCTGCCGCGCCACGGCCTTAGCCACAATCTCGGCGGCGCTGTGCGCGTCCAATTTCCGCGCAATACTATCTAACTGTTTAGATACGCAGCCATACGACCGGAACACCACCCGAGCAATCTGTTTCCGCATCATCCCCTCGCACAGCAACAGCAAAACTGCGCTTTCCTGTGGGCTCAACGGCCCCGGCTGAATCAGTTTGGCCTGCAATTTCATGGAATCCACCGCACCCGATAATTCTGAAACCGATCAAACTTACGCTGCCGCCGCACCTCACGCCGAAACACCCTATCGCTAACCCGGCCAAGCCGCTCCAACCGCCTGAATTCGGCTTGATAATGCCCTTGTCCACAGCATTGAATAACGACCTTGATCTGATCAGTGTGCAATTTCAGCAACTTCCACGCCAAATCGGCGGCTTGCACCACATCGCTAACAGCAATCCGGCGGCGGTAAACAGACCGTATGTATTTTGTCGCTGCACAATTTTTCATGAGTAAATTCCTAATCAAGTCGGGCTGATTAGCCCATTTTTTTTGTCCAAAACAACCAGGATAATTAACTAAGCGGCTTTCATTCCAAGCTTCACGGCAATCTCATGGCTACGCCCATAGTTTCCCTTGTGCTGACCATTCAGCACCCGGTAAACCTCATTGCGGGTATAGCCATGCGCCAAAGCCCAGGCGGTAAAAGTCACACCGCATCTACGGAAATTGTCCTTAACTTGCTCAGCAGTTAACGGTTTTTTGGCCGATTTTTTTGATATGCTTTCTTGTTTTTTCATAATGCGAAGATGATGCGTTTATGTTGCTATCTATTATGGGTAAAAATTTACCCAATGTCAATCATTAATGGGTAATTTATTGCCAGTCGGACGCCGCTTGCGCGAAGAAAGGGAACGCCTGGGACTCAACCAGGACGCCTTTGGAGCCATCGGCGGCGCAAAGCGCAAATCCCAGTACAACTACGAGAACGGCATCAGCCCACCGGACGCCGAATACCTGCTGCAAATCGCCGAAATCGGCGCGGACGTCGCCTACATCCTGTTCGGCATCCGTACCAACGCTACGGCGGAAATGCCGGCTGAATACAACGCACTAAGAAAGGATCAAATAGCCTTGCTGGACAATCTGGAGCATTGCTCAAAGGAGGATCAGGACGCCATCAAAAGAATGGCGTTCCTGGCAGCTCATGCTGCTGAAATAAATGAAACGGAATCAGGTCAGAAAAAAGCGTAAAGGGGTTAACTATGTCTAAAAAAACCAAATCGCCGGAAATCATCCGGCTCCAGCAACTGCTGGAAGAATTGCAGGAAAAACCAGCCGACATGGCCGAAAAAACCGGCGTCGCCGAACGCACCATCAACAACTACCTCTGGAACTGCCTACCCATCGGCGGCCAACTGCTACGAGCCCTCTCCGAAGTCTACTCAGTCTCAATCGATTGGCTGCTGACAGGGCAGGGTCCCATGTTCACCGACGCCCGCCCCGCCGAACACCACCCAGCTCCGCTCATCCGCTACCTAGACCACACCGACCTAACCAGCGTCCAGGACTATTGGTGGCTGGTGGCCCGCAGCGCCGAACAATCCCTAATCCAAGCCGGCGCAACCCCAGGCATCGACTACAACATGACCGATCTATACCAGCTCGCTCAGCCTTTCGTGCTGGATCGATTCAAAAACAACGGCTTGGAGCTGACGGCCTACGCCGCCAACCCCTGAAAAAATATTTTCCAGGAAAGGCCTTCGGAAAAGTGTAACAAACGTGATGCGCCAAACTCAGCAGACAAACAATAACAATAACTTCAATGAGTTACGCGCTAAAAAATGAAAAACAAAAAATGTAACAAAAGCGTGACAAAGCGTAACACGCTTTTCAGTAAAAACCGCTGCACGCCGCGCCAGTCGTGGCCTGTAGCGTTTTTTGCGAAGTGTAACATTTTGTAACTAAAGAGTAACATCAAAGCGTAACATTGTTACGGTCTTGCAACGCAAATGTTACATTTTTTTAGAGTCGATTTTTACCTACAACAGTTTGTTTTATATGATTTATTTTAAAAATATTTTTTTATGTTACAAATGTTACACTTTTCCGATGGCCTTGAAAAATTTGAAAAGTTCCGGCCTATTGCGCGTCCGCGCATGCGTATGACTCTATATATAGCCACGTCCAACCATGCCGGCCAGCACAACCGGTCACAACTATGGCCATAAAACAGGACGCCGCCGGCAAATGGTCCGTGCAGATCGACCGCAAAGGCATGCCAAGAGTCAGAAAAGGCGGCTTCCATAGCAAATCCGAAGCGGAACAGTTCGAACGCGAATACCTAACCAGCCACCAGGCCAAACAAAAATCCAACACAGACCGCCGCACGCTAAAAGAGCTGGTCGAACTCTGGCACCAATACCACGGCCTCAACCTAGCCGACGGCGAACGCCACAAAGACTGCCTGCTCGACATCGCTGCTGGCCTAAAAAACCCCATCGCCGCCGAGTTGTCAGCCGAGGACTACGTCAAATACCGATACTCAAGGCTCCAAGCTGGGTTGACTCAAAAGACCTGCAACAACCATCACGGCTACCTAAGCGCGATGTTCAACAAATTGAGAAAACTAAAGGTCATCACCTACGAAAACCCCATAGCCGACGTCGAATTCATCAAAATCCAAGAGCGCCAACTATCCTACCTGGCCGTCGACCAACTCCACCAACTGCTAGACGTCATCAAGACCGGCTGCAAAAACGAATCAACCTTTTACGTCGCTCAAATCTGCCTCCGCACCGGCGCTCGCTGGGGTGAAGCCGAACAGCTCACAATGAAACAACTCCACAACCAGCGCGTCACCTACGAATTCACCAAAGGCAAACGCACCCGCACCATCCCCCTAGACCCAGTTTTCTACGCCGATCTAATGCAATTCGCCGGCCCAAAACACCCAAACGACCGCATATTCACCAACTGTATCGGCGCATTCCGCCGCGCCATAGCCCGCGCAGAAATCGAACTCCCCACCGGCCAAATGACCCACATCCTGCGTCACAGTTTCGCCAGCCACTTCATGATGAACGGCGGCAATATTCTAACTTTGCAAAAAATTCTAGGCCACGTAGACATCACCATGACAATGCGATACGCTCACCTCAGCCCCGAACATCTCCAAGACGCAATCAGGCTAAACCCAGTGGCGGAAAATTGGCGGTAAAAACCGCCAATCCCCGCCACCAACCGCCACCATTCAGCCAACAAAAAAAACTAAGCCAATGAAAAACCTAAACAAAAATTTCTCAAAATCCCCCAGCCGCGTTTTCAATTCCCGCCGCCTCCACCAAGTAAACGCATGATTCATATAAGTTTTTAACTTTTATGGCTCATTAAGTGGCGGTAAATTGGCGGTCTGATATGTCGCAGACCGCCAATCCTTTTCGAAAGTAGCAGTACAGATAATCAAAATTCACTAAGCATTAGCGGGATAGCATTTCAATCGCTTGTGGCGTCTTGCAATATTTTTGCAAAAACCGCGCGGGGGAGGAGGAGTGTTTTTTGGCCTGGCAGGGCGGCTGAAATGTTTCACAAAAATGTTCCACATATGCTATATGTTTCACAGATATGTTTCACAGGTATAAGGGAAGGAAATGGCGCACGAATACAAGGTAAAGTTTTTTATCCCCAAGGTATCCGGGTGCGGATCACAAGACAGCGGATGGGATGCTAAGCGATGCGAACAATACGAACAGTTCCTAAACCAACACGCTGCAGATGGTTGGCGTTTCCACTCCAGCGAGTTCCGCGACCAATCCTCTGTCGGATGCGCCGGCGGCAAAGGCCTAGTCCTCGTCTGCGTATTCGAGCGCGAAAAATGAAATGGCTATGCCTAGCCCTAATCAGAATCTATCAGAAAAATTTAAGACAGTTACACAACCGGCAATGTATCTACACGCCGTCATGCTCAAACTACATGATGATG